AAGCGCAACACTGCTTTAGCGCTTGCTAACTCTACTTTCTCGGCTCGGTCTCGCATAAAACCAAACATCATGTACGAAATATAAGCACCCTTAACACTGTCTGAAGTAGCAATGGTGTCATGCTCTTCGTCGTCAATAAGGTACTCACCATACTTTGGCGAGTCGTTAAACTTGCGGTACTGCATGATTGATGTTGCGCTATCTTTGTATCTGGTGCGCAACGTAAACTTATCCGCCACCTTAACAATACCACTTGAGAAATCAATAACTTGGCTGGTCCAGCCTTTCCAGTCCGACCCCAGTAGAGTGTTGTACACACCCCAAAGCCAGTTCGGTGACAATGGCGATGCGCCAGTTCCGTGCGAAATCATGCGAGCGAAGATACCTCTTGCTTTCACATGGTCAGCGCTATCGATCCCGACTTGTTGCGACTTGTACGCCCAGTCTACCGGTTGAGCTACGTCGTTGTTCGTGTGCAATGGGCCGTAATGTTGATTCCAAACATAAACAGATAATGACGTTGTCGTCGGCCCCGCCTTGGTGATCTGCGCCTTTGCTCCGGTTACAGTAAAGTCAAAGCCATAATCCAACAACGTAGTGGCCGAGCTTGCAGGTGCCATAGGAATATACAGTAGTAAATTGCGCTGCGCTTGAGCGAAATTTAATGCTGAAGCTGACGCTACTGTGATTGTAATAGTCCCCGCACCAGCATTAACAGTGTACGTAAGCACACCACCAACCGACAGGAAGAACCGCTCTGGAGGTAACACGGCGCTTGCTGCTGCCGTCCAACGCGTGCTGTCGTAACCAAACACAAACTCAACGCCCGTAGGCTGAGCAACTGAAGATGTAAGATCAGGCGCTATTTCAAGCGGTATGTAATACACGTTAGACACAGCATCATAGATTGGCTTAGCAAAATAAGCACGAGCGTCATCAGATCCGGTAGCTGCTAATCGCTTCTTGTATTCTCCGTACACAACCCTTTGATCTTCGTTGAAGACCGAGCGGTCTATTGCCCCGCCTCGGCCAAGTTGCATCAAATAGTAACTTGAAGAGTAAACTGTTTCAGACCGAGTGGTTGCGCTGGTAAACGTTCCTGTCTCAACTGATCCTACTAAATACACTTCTCGTGTGCCGGTAAGAACGTAGGGATTAGTAATATTCTGCTGGACTCCGACTACCGCAGCCCCACCGTGCTCTTTCACGGTAGACTCTACAGGCCACAATGACCAACCACCTTGATTGTAACACCACAGAGCGTTTGACCCAGGGTACGACACAAACAGCGATTCATTCTCTTGGCTGTACGCTATGCTTACATCGTCGCTGTCTGATTGGCGATACAGCGTGCGCGGCTGTGCGTTTGCTGCGGGATCGGAAACCCCTGCTGCTGTAAGGTAGTTGTTGAGCGGGCAGGTTATGCCACCCTTAAAGAAGTCATTAATCGGTAACGACAGTTCGTCAATCTTCAAGCCGTTGCTGGTCGCATAAATGCCGTTGGTATCCGCCCAGAACACTGTCGAGCCTACTGTTGCTACTGAGCGAGGCGACATACAACCAACTGTACGGCTAACCACCGTAAACCGGCCAGGATTAACTAAGCCGCCCTGGCTTGGCTGGAACAATAAAGTCTCTGTTTCGGTAAACACCATAAGGTTGATGCCAACTTCGGCGATGGCAACCACAGGGTTCTTGCTTGGTACATTGACTTGGTTAGCGTCGGTGAATGCGTTTGGTAGGTTCGGGTCGCTAAAGAGCAGTTGGTTTTCAGATGCCGCAACAAACCGATCCCCTAGCGTTGTCACCGCAACAGGAGATGGAAAGTTCTGCTCATCAAAGTAAGCCAAAGCATCACGCAGGTTACCGTCCGTTGGGACAACTCGTGTCACCAAGCAGTCTTCGCTGTACCCTTTAACCCAAGCAATCTTCTGAGTTGAATCAACTGTGCGGTCCCTAGACTCCCTAAAATCAGAAGGCAGGTAACACAGTAACCCTGTCAGACGGTTCCCAAAAAACAACTCGTTCTGATACATGGTAAAATAGAATGGCTCATCAACACCATACAAGAACGATTGATTGTCGTAGGTCTCGTTTGTTTCGTAGTTGCCGTACCAGTTGTACATACGAGGGTTGTTAAACTCGCCAAACCCAGCCGTTTTATTTTGCGACGTATGGCGGAACAGCACCTGCTCGTAATGGTTGCCCGAGCTGGTATCAAAGATTGTTACCGAGTAATACGATCCCCACTTACTGGATGAGTTGAACGAGTCCTGACCACTTCGAGCGCTTACCAAGAACACCGATACAATCTGCTCAGTGCCCCAACTTGTCCGTACAAGGTGTGACCCAAGGTGCTTAGACATCCCCCATTCGGTAGCAATACCTGCACGCAATGTCGTATCAAGCTGTGCCATCTGGCCAAAACCTGGACGCGTCTGCCAGTTCGGCGAGCCTTTTGGTCGCCACATGTTCTGTACCCAGATACCACGTTCCGCCGGACGACCCTCGGTTCCGCCAGCAATCAGTTCAACATCAGTACCCGGTGTTGCCATGATCAGCCCATGTAAAATTCAACTTGAGGTGAAATGTAGTGAGACCCCGCTTGGTTTCTGCCTTGTGTGAGGTAGTTGACCAAGTCGAGGCGTTTCACTGCTAGTTGGTTTTGCAATACGGGGTTCGCTGCGCCATCTCGTATTTGGTAATACTGCGCTGCTAACAATGCGATTAATGGATGCTGGTCTTGCAGATCGTCGATGTACTCATTGTCACCGACCCCATGCTTGGTCCAGTCTACTGTGCTTGCTGGTACATACTCGATCCGAAAGAAGTCCGTGCGGTCTGTGGCAAACACAATGTTACGCCCTGACAGACAGTACTCGCCCTGCTCACGGTTTAGTTGCTCTTGGCTAGGACACGCTTCAAGGTAGTACTGGATCTCATTGTTGGCAATGGTGTCTATCTGACCCAGCCTTAGAAATCGCTCCATACGGTTTGTAGCGCCCGATCCTAGCAACGACCCATTCAAGCTAAAGATCTTACCTGTACCGGTAAACGTGTAATGCGTGTTGTAAATGTCGGGCTCAATTGAATACACACTTTGCCGAAACTCACGATACCCCTGAGCTAGATACGACTCAGCCTGAGCGTCAGTCAGAAACGTTTGGTCTGTCTCATCGATCAGCGCACGAAACAGGTCGTAGACTTGCGTTACGTTCATCCCTGCGCTCCCATCCTAGTCGTCGGCAGGCCCTGCTCTGGACCTTGCTCGTCAACCATTTGCCGGTTCATATCCATAACACCCATGCGCTCTGATTCCATCTGCGCTTGAATAGCCGATGTCGGCGATTCCATGGTGACTGAAATCTCATCTAGCTGTTCTGGAGGCGCAGAGCGAGGGAACACCTTGCGGTTGGCAAGCGCCTCAGCTTGGACCTCAGCCTGCGTGCCGAACGTCTCAACACTAATGAAGATGTCTCGGATGTACTGCTGCCGCTCTTGAGGTAGTTGGTAGTATTCCTCAGTACGGATATAGTCACCAAAGACTTCGCCAAACGACTTGAGGTCATCGGTTGGGAAGATCTCAATCGTAGCGCCAACTTTCGCAGCGTTAAGTAGATCCTGAGCATGCGCCATAGACTGAAGTTTCTCACTGACCTGCTCAAGCCCGTTACCAAACGTCAGTTCCTTCATCGCTTCGTCGGGCTGCATCATGCCCATCTGGACTAACTCTAGAACTTTCTGGTCACGATCTTGGCGCTCATCACGGAACATCGAACCTGCTTCAATAAAGACTTCAGGATCTTTCATTAAGCTTGTGCTGTCTAGTGACTGGAACACCACTTGGCCGAGATTGTCGAGCATGCGAACCATACGCTTCTCGGTGTAATACTTTTGCATAAGCGTCAGCACGACCTTGCTTAGATCGACTACAGCTTCTTCTAAGTCTTCTTGCGTCACCATCAACTGTTGCGAGTCTTTGTTTGCAAGCGATTGCATAGCAACACTAGAGGTAACCCCTACCGCTCGCTTGCCGAGGCTTGTAGCGTGGACGCCAGCCACGTCTAGCATTTCTCCGTGCAGTACTGACACCTGCTGAAGAACATAACCAGGCAAAGACGGCATCTGAACCGGAATAGGCCGCTGGCCACCTACGTCGTTGTAGTAGACTTTCTCACCACGCCGACGAGTAATACTTGCTGGTGGAACACCTGCGCTCTTTGGGATCATCCACTTCGGGTTGGCGATCAGATCACTGTTCTCGATAATCTGACCACGCACTCGGTTGTACTGGTCCTGAATATCGAGCAGCGGCTCAATCATGCCCATACCCCACAGCTGACCCGGTACTGGTGTGTAACGGATAAACTGGATCGGCATGGTTTTACCTACCCACTCCCCCTCAAAAAGATAACTACCACCAAGAACAACGCGACGCTCACCGCTGCGAAAGTAAACATCATAAATCTCAACCCTATCTTTCGGTACCGACGTTTGACGAAGCCTAAACCATGACGCACCCGGAGTAGAGTTGGTGGCATCAGCAGCGTTCTTAATAACGTCTTTCTTGTTTGGGTACGCCTCCTCAAGTTCTTCACGATTGACAAGCTTAGCGTACGCAATCCAGTTGCACTGCTCAGGATCATCTAGCCCTGGCTCAAAGTACAGATCGTAAGGACTAATAACCTCAGTGGTTACTTTCTCGCCGTTGTATTTGGTGTGCATTCCCACGTTGCCACAAGTCAGCAACCACCGGATAGCGTCCACCATCTTGCGCTTGAGCTTGTCACTGTTCCAGTAATACTTGAGTGCGTACTCGCAGCTCTTTGCTTTGATAATGTCTTCGTTTGATTCGCTGGCGGGCAACACGGTGGCCGATGGGTAAGCCAGTGTTAGGCGAGCCTGAACGTTGCGGTAGATGTTTACGATCAGGTTAATGGTCACCTGCATCTCGTCAGCACCTGTGCGTACGAAGGTTTGCTTTACCCTGTCGTACTTAACGTGTTGCTTACCCTGCAGAAACAACAAGCAAAGATCCCAAGCACGAGCAAACTTCTGCCGATCACTTCTACACTTTGCAATCTGATCCGAGAGTTTACCTGCGTCAGGAATCTTCATGTCTCTACCTTACGAATAACTAACGTTCTGTTTGGAGTAGTCCATCTTACTCTTGATGCGCTTCGCTGCGGCACCACGCAAGGACTTACCTTCAGCCGCTGCTTTATTGAACTTCTTCTTACCGTACTTCTTGCGACCGATTGAGGCAGCAATAGCACCAGCAGCTTTAGGGCTTTTACCTTGAGCCTCGAGTTTGCCTTGTAACTTCTTGAAGCCTACATAGGCCATGTTACCATCTCCATTTGAGACCAGCGCCGACAGCCCATTCAGGATCACCGCCCCAGTCTGATTTGATCTCGCCTGTCATCCCGACTTCAAATTGCTTGCTGACACGATGAGTAAGATCCCCACGGACAAACCAAAGATCGTCGTTGCTGCCAAGGTTGAGATCGAGGCCCCCAGAATCCTTTGGATCAAGATTCTTTATTCCTGGGTTTCTGGGGATGGTGCCGGGGGGTTATTGACGCTCTCCAAGGCCGCTCGCTTTTCTTTAGCAGCATCCTGCCAAGCGACACCTAGGATTGCACCAAGCAAGCCCATAACACTCACAACGATTTCTTCGACCGGCATTTCAGGATTGATAGCACGAAGGACCAACGGCAACAGCGCTGCTGCGATCCCCATAACAATCTTACGCCAACCAGTTCCGCCATTCTTCATTTGACCACCTATGGTTCCCCAAGAATATCTTGAGGCGAGAAAGGTTTGTTAACGTCCTCAGAGGGATCACTCCCCCACCAGTTCCGGACATCACGCCAGATGATAAACACCAATGCGGTCTGAGCCAGATCCAGTGAGAGAGCAATCCACTCCACGTGAGTACTACGCTACCGGGAAGTTCAAGCCGACCAAGATCGCATTGCGATTAGGCTGCTTGCAAACCAGGTTGTAGTAGTACCGGACGTAGGCTTCGTACGAGTCGCTGCCCGTAACTCGGCTAAGGACGTTACCATCTAAGTCAGCCAGGTTCGGATCTTCGATCTGCACCAACGACCAAGACTTGGTGTGGAGGAAGATCAACAGACCCTTACCACAGTGACGGCTAACCTTGAGCGGGATACCGTTGAAGGACAGCGATCCCATGTCGAAGCCAGCGTCACCGTTGTCCACGGACTTGGTGCGACTAGTGTTAAGGGTCGAACCTGTAATGTTGACCTGACTGTTGAAAGACAACTGACCAACATACTGCTGACGGAACACATAGTGTGCAATCATGCAGTCAGGCGTGGTGCCTGAGTCGGTAGCGATGTCATCAAGGATCGCTTGCATACGACCTGTGTTTAGATCAACACGATCACCCGTGCCGCCTGTGTTAGCCGCACGAACAATGCTTTGCAGCACCACGTCAGTACCCGTGCTTCGATCAACACCGAAGTGCGTCTTCTCACCAAGGTTACCATAGATACCCATGGACTCGGCGGTCTTAGCGCCAATAATGACGCAGTGAGCGGTGCCCGCAGCAGCAGTTCCCGCACCATCGATGTCACGCGTGTCAACAGCGCCATCAAACTTGATGTGCTGCTTTGCGCCTGCGTCACGATACATCGTCACAGGAATCGACTTGTAGGTGTCGAGACGAACAAGCGTACCCGCAACCTTAGCGGCAGCCGTTTCCGGGATAAGGTCGATGTTTCCCGAAAATTCGATGTTAGTATCTGCGGCGAAGTTTTCACGCTCATTCAGGAAACCAACAGCACCACCGCCGGTAAACATTGCTTGATCAGCACTGTTCTTGACGGTTTCCATTGCACCATCAAGTTCAACCTGAAGGCCGTTAATGAACGCACCAACGCTGGCTTTAGCCTGAGCAATTGCCGGGCCTTGGATTTCCATGCGACCGTACAAGTACTTAGCCGACACCGTCAGCGAAGCGTACGTTTGCTGGCCTGCGGTAGGCAGCGCAGCAGTAGCACTAAATGCAGGCGAGTTGTTACGCGCCGTGCGAACAGGGATAATCGCTTCACGACCAACCCAATCGACTTTTTCTTTTTGAAAGAGATCAAACGCCATGATTTCATTGTTCAACTGGTCCTGCAAAGGCCCCAAGTAGAACTGTTTCATCACTGCGCTTAACGTAGTTAAAGTAGCAGCCATTTTACTATTCCTTAAGTGTTAGGATCACCCGGTCCATGCTGCTTCAATAGCTTTCCGAGCCTGTGCATGAGCATCTTCCCATGTCGTTGGCTTTTGAGCCCCAGCAAAACCGCGAGATCCAGTGTTTGATTTATTACTTATTTCCGGGGGTACGTCTGGAGGTGTAGCAGGAGCCTGCGTTTGCAGGTGCGGGTTCGCTTCAAGGTACTCAGCAATGACGGACTCTCGCATCTCAGCAACACGAGCTGCCTCGGAGGTTGCCAGTTCCATCAAGTCTGCATCCGGGTTGTTCTGTACATGTTGCAACAGAGCAATCGGATCGACATTAGGGTGCTCTTGTTGGATGGTAGCAATCTGCTGTTCCATCTCATTCATGTGCTCCCTGATCTTTGCTTCACGCTCGTTTTCAGCCAATCGGCCTTCCAGCATTTGCAAACGCTGATCGTAAGGATCGGTATCGTCATAGTTGTATGACTCTTCCTCTTGATACTGCTGTTGCGGTTGCTGGATGTTGTAGCGTCGCAGGGTTTCTAGTTCCTGCTCCTTTGCTTTGAGGCGTTCCACTTCCTGCCGGAGTGTATCCGCTTCGTCAGCGTATTGGTTCTTAGCAGCAATAACTTTCGAGAACCGAGAGTATGGTACGTTGTGACCTGTCTCTTCGACCTCTTCATTATCACCACTATCTTCGAGCGCTACCTCTTCTGGTGCTTCCGACTCATGTACGGGCTCGCTAGCTTCTTCCTGAACCTCTACCGGTTCTGGCTCAGGTGCTTGAGCAGCGGGTTCCTCACCAAGATTGAGTCCTTCGAGTGCGGCGGCCAACTCGTTTTGTTGTTCATCAGACAACATAATTTTACGCCTTTCCTACGCGAATAACGCTCGCGCAACGTAGTTACATTGGGTTATATTGAATGAAGTAACGAGGACGCACCCAATGAATAATCCTCGCTAGCACGCCCTTTGTACACCTTACCGGTTGCTGCTTCCCACCTAAGTACTTCACTTATATTGGTTGGCTTGGCCGATGTCTGTACCGCTTGGGCCACTTCGTGTATCTGATCTAACCCCATGAGTGCAAGACCAGTTGCTATGATCATATCATCATGTTTTCCAGCAGCTGCTTCTACTTTACCACGGTTGTTGTAGATCAAGCTGTTGGCTTCGAGCATAAAGTTTACGTCACGTATTTTGATCCATCCTCGAGTTACATGTTCGTACAATCGAGTCAGTAACAAACCTCTCGACTTGACGTTGGTGTTGTAACCCCACTTTGGTTTCCATACGCCACTTGTCTTATCGTATGCGGTGTCTCGATACATAGAGAAGTACTCTTCATCACGCATGTGCTCGACAATAGATAACCCGTATGAGTTGCTTTCGATGACTGCTAGCGCTTTATACTCTCGAGCAATCTTGAGCACTTCCTCACGAAAGTCTGATGGTGAGAGCCTATCGTAAAAGGCCGCTACCTCTCGAACGGATTTTTTGTCGGTGACATCCAGAACTTTAATAGTGCTATAGTCCCCACCAGGAGAGCCAGAAGCAGTGTCCACTCCCATTGAGTAGATGTGGTACTGCATGGGTTTCTCGAACTGGTGGTATCCGGGCTTGGCTGTGGTGACGCTGTACGTTTCTGGGAAGAATCGATCCCCCGATGTAACGAACGCAACGTCAGGCGACGACGGAAACTCCTGATGAAAGATACGCCAGTTGTTGGCGCATTTAACTCGAAGTGTGTACACCAACCAATTAAACTGCTGATCCGACAGTTTGTGTTCTTGTTTGTATGCCCGCTCGAGTTTGGTGTAATCTTGGAAACGAGGCTTGCTAATCTGACATCGATCATCGATCATCCACGGTAAGAAAATCTTGGTGTAGCCTGCGTCATTGACCCACAGGTCGTAGGCTCCATTAAGACCGTTAGCTGTCGATTCCAAGACAATACTGGCATTGGCATCTGCGGTTTGAAACAATGAGGCGATGGTCTTTTCAACGTTGGACCAGAACGCATACTCGGAGGCATGGATATATTGATAAGTCTGCCCACGGAAACTATCGGAGTCAGCGCTACCGATCTTAATCTTGGAACCAGTGACGAGGTTCAGTTCGTTGTGCCGGTTCTTGATCGCCTTCGGGCGCATTTCATTAGGCAGGTTCTTGTAGAAGTGCTGGTAGATCGTGAACAACTCTTTGGCGGCCTCGTCAGTGTGAGCGACGACAGCAACTCGGACGTTCTTGTTGAACAGAGCCTTCCAGAAGAAGTAGCCAGCGATAACGGTGGACGACCCAAGCTTTCTGGCTTTGAGGACCATTGTCTGGAAGTTAACATCAACCGCCTCGATGATCTCGATCTGGGGTTGGTTTAGGTTAAGATTAACAATCTCACCGCTGGTGTTGACAATCTTTAGGTAGCGACAAGCAAAGTACGTGAAGTCCTTACGGCACTTCAGCAGTTCTGATCGTAC